GACTGTATTCCACACCTGCTGTCCAGCCTGAACATTATCTGAGAAAAAACCACCTGTGCTGCCGTCCCTGGATTCATAAAAGTGGGACGACAGCATAATGATGGCTTGCTGTGTGGTGGCTGGCATAACTGCTTCCACGTAGTGGTTCTCTGGAAGATGCTGATAACTTTCTGCATACCTCGTGGCGGCGGTGATGTACATCTCAAGTAGTTCATCATCAGCCGAGTGATCAAGAATAAGATTTGCTTTTACTTTTTCCAGCAGTGTCATACCGCCACCATCCTTTCATTAGTCTGAAATCATAAGCCCTGCAGCCTTAAGTTTGGTAAGAAGGGCATTAAAATCCGTTACCAAATCTTCTACTGTGGCAGCAGTACTTGCAGCTTGATTATCAAGAATGGGGAGGCCAGTAACGACCGCCCCTTCCTTGATTTCAAGAGTTCCACCAATGACGGTTTTTTCACCGCCCTGTTCGGTATAATTCTTTGTGTTATAACTCATAGGGCACCTCCATTACGCTTTCTGCTGAAGCACTTTGATGGCTTCAGGTAGAATCAGCTTTCCATCCACACGCTGAGTAGCAACAAAGCCTACCTGACCAGTGGCTGCATAAAGCTCATTAAGTCTCTTGAATACTCTACCTTGACGATCCGCTACCCAGTAATAACCAAAATCACCGAAGATGACGGACTTTGCAGATGCAGCGATGGTAGGAACGTAGGATGAAGTGTAAACAGGTCTGTTCAGAATGGTATCTGGTGTTCCTGCCTGAAGTGAAGGCTGCCAGATATACTGACCCTGACCATCTTTTAGCTTTCTAATGGCCTTAATGGTGGCATCGTTCATAACAAACACGGACTTATTTCTGTAAGGCGATTTAAGAGAGTAGAAGAGGTCCAAAATCTCATCAATGGAAATGGCAGTGGCACTTGCAGCGGTTACACCGATCTGTGCTCCACCAGTGGCAGCAAGAATACCTGTAGGTTTACCAGAACCATCTCCAGTAAAGAAGGCATCCTCTTCCTTGTTACCGATACGTCTTCCGAACTCCCTGGCGATATAGTTTTCAAGATTAAAGACGCTGTCATTTAGAAGCTCTTCAGATAACTTGATCATGGTACCTAGCTTGTAAGCGCCAATGGAAACTTGTCCAAAGCTATCATCGCTTTCAGGAATGGCACCTTCTTCATCAATCCAAGAAGCAGTACCTTTGGAAGCTACCACAGGAATCTTACGATCACCAGAAGATGTAGAGATGACATTTGCTAACTTTCTGAAGATATTCTCTTCATTAAGAGACTCAATGAGTGTTCGCTCAAACTCATCTGGTACAAGATAGCCACCTTCAGTGTCAGTACCAATCTGTAGTGCGTTCTTAATCATAGGATCGAGCCCTTCACCAGCACGGGTTCTCATGGCATTCCAGAATGCTTTCTGGTATTCTGCAGAAGCTCTACCACCTTTGGATTCCATGCCTTGGAAGATAGGTTTTCCGGTAAGCGGTGTGTTAAGTGGCTTTGAAAGCTCACGGTCCAGAGCCTCTTGTTTTTCAAGACGATCAATTTCCTTACCAAGGGCAACCACATCAGCTTCCATTTTTTCATAGGTTGCAGTGTCTTCAGCAGATACAATTCCATCTGTACCTCTTTTGGTATCCAGGAAGGCTTTAGCAGCTTCCCAGGACTTTGCTCTTTTTTCACGCAGTTCAAGAATTTTATTCATAGTGTTTTCCTCCTAAAATTTAGTGTTGAATCAAAGAAAGCCGCTTTTCTAGCGACTCAATTGGGGTGCCAGTATTCTCTTTTGCTAGTTTGGGTTTTACCTTATCAAGCAGGGAGTTGGTAACAGCTCTGCGGCTAAAGGCATAGGTAAAGTCCTCGGTCTGATTTCTTTTCTTTTCATCCTCCAAGATGCCATCAGCAAAGCCAAGCTCGATGGCCTTCTTTGCATTGAGCCAGGTTTCTGCATCCATAAGGTGCGAGAGCTTTGTCCTTGACTGGCCTGTCTTGATTTCGTAGGCATTGATGATGCTTTCCTTAACTTCAGAAAGCATGGCGATTGCTTTTTTCATTTCCTCGCTGTCTCCAATGGCCACGGTAAGGGGGTTATGGACCATCATCAGGGCGGTTGGTGCCATAAGCACCGTTGTCCCCGCCATGGCGATGACTGAGGCGGCAGAAGCAGCAATGCCATCAATCTTTACGGTAACAGTGCCTTTGTAATCCATCAGCATGGCGTAAATCTGACTAGCAGCAATGCAATCACCTCCTGGAGAATTGAGCCAAATAACAATATCACCCTCACCGGCAGTAAGCTCTGCTTTAAATGCCTTAGGGGTGACGTCATCGTCAAACCATGAATCTTCTGCAATAACGCCGTCTAGGTAGAGTGTTCGGACACCGGTGTTTTCATCTCGTGCCCAGTTCCAAAACTTCTTCATTTAGGTTCCTCCGTTTCTTTAATATTTGCGAACGCGCCTGCGTCCTGTAATTTAGTCATGGCCCCGTTGATGAGATAGAGATCGCCACCCAAAGATTCTGGAATTCTATCCAGATTTTCAAGTTCTCTGATATCATTGGCGCTCATCCAACCGTTCTGCCTTGCAGTGGCATATCCACTCATACGACTTACATAATCACCACGCAGTAGGCCATCCACGTTAAACTTGATAAACACATTAGGTTTCTCACTTTCCATTAAAAGCGCTCTGCACATGGACTGTTCCCAGCGGACCACCCAAGGGTCGAGAGTGTATTTTACGAACTCAAGTGATTGCTGCTCGATGTTACTAAAGGATGACTTTTCTAGATCAGCAAGCATATGAGGAGGGACTCTAAAAATACGAGCGATCTCATTAATCTGGAACTTTCTGGTTTCAAGGAACTGTGCCTGTTCAGGAGAAATACCAATAGGCTGATACTTCATGCCCTCTTCAAGAACAGCCACCCGGTGGGCATTGCCGCTTCCTTGGTAGGCTGCGTTCCAGGATTCTTTAATCTTCTGAGGATCCCTGATAGTACCGGGGTGTTCCAAGACGCCACCCGGTGAAGCACCATTAGCGAAAAACTTAGCTCCATATTCTTCAGTAGCAATGGCAAGACCCACAGCATTTTTCGCCATGGCTATGGGTGAATAGCCTACCAGTCCATCAAAGCCAAGTCCGGGGATATGAAGGACATCTGATGGTGAAAGATAGACCTGATTGTCTCTAATAAGAGTAGGAGCATCTTCATTGCCACGCTGATACAAATAGAAAAGCCGACCACTTGAATCGCGATCGACCGTCATTTTGTTTGGCATCAGTGGGTAGAGAGAGATTACTTCTCCACGAGCATTTCGAATAATCTGAGCATAAGCATTACCCCATAATAAAAGATGACTCATCAGCGTTTCTCTAAACGCAAAAGAAGTCATCTCAGGATTTGGTTCATCATGAAGCAGCTTATATAGCGGGTGTTTTAAGTTTTTCTCCTTACCGCCTGAATCATTGTATTTGTAAACATGAAGCGGTAGACCAGCTAGAGTCTCAGATAAGATTCTCACACAGCTATACACTGCTGTCATCTGCATGGCGGTTTGTTCATTGACTGGTTTTCCAGCGCTGGTGCTTCCAAAAAAGAAGCTGTAGCGGCTGCCCCCAAGAGCGTCTTTAGGCTTGTCTCTAGCCTTGAATATTCCTTGAAGTATTCCCATGGACATCAACCTCCTTTCCTAAAATACGAGTAGTCCTCTGTCATCATAAACAGAATTACCAGTTTCTCCGCCACAGCGAATCGCTCTATCAAGAGCCATGATCGTGGCAACAGCACCGTCAATCTTTTCTGTGGATTTCTCTTTGTCTGCTTTGATATTCCCAGCAGGATCAGTTCTAATAAAAATGTTATCCATCATCCAGCGGAGAACAGGATGACCACCGTGAGCGATTTTTTCTTCCAAAGTCAGCTTCATTAATTCTTTTGTAGGCGGAGACATGTCTTTAAATCCCTGACCAAAAGGTACAACTGTGAAGCCTAAATTCTCTAGGTTCTGTGTCATCTGAACTGCTCCCCAGCGGTCAAAGGCAATCTCGCGGATGTTATATTTCATTCCAAGTTCCTCAATGAATGTCTCAATGAAGCCGTAGTGTACCACGTTGCCTTCGGTGGTCAGAAGGAAGCCTTGTTTTTCCCAAACATCATAATTGACATGATCCCGTCTAACCCTTAGGTCAATGGTGTCCTCTGGTATCCAGAAGTATGGAAGTACCACATACTTGTCATCTTCATCCAATGGTGGGAAGACAAGTACGAAGGCTGTTATGTCAGTGGAAGAGGAAAGGTCCAGCCCGCCATAGCAGACGCGGCCCTTAAGGCTTTCTGGATTAACCGGAAAAGCACAGGCATCCCATTTATCCATAGGCATCCAGCGAATAGCCTGCTTAACCCATTGATTGAGCCGAAGCTGCCTGAAGCTGTTTTCTTCAGCGGGGTTTTGTCTCGCAGACTCGTAGGCCATCTTTACTTTATCCATGCTAACAGTGATGCCAAGGGATGGGTTTGCTTTTTTCCACACCTTTGGATCGGACCAGTCATCTTCTAGAGCTGCACCATAAATGACGGGGTAGAAGGTAGGGTCGTTCTTTCTTCCTGCCATGATATCCAGTGCCTTTTGATGAACCTCCCAGCAGATACTGTTTTGATTATCTCCAGCAGTGGTGATTAGAAAGTACAAGGGCTGCATCCTGGCATCGCCACTACCTTTGGTCATAACATCATAAAGCTTTCGATTGGGCTGAGTATGAAGTTCATCGAAGACAACGCCATGGGTGTTAAAGCCGTGCTTGTTTCCAACATCGGCTGAAAGCACTTGATAAATGCTTCCGGTGGGTTGATAGATAAGTCTTTTCTGTGAGTCGAGAATCTTTACCCGCTTGGATAAGGCTGGGCACATACGCACCATATCAGCTGCCACATTAAAAACGATGGAGGCTTGGTTACGATCTGCAGCGCAGCCATAAACCTCAGCCCGTTCTTCGTTATCTCCGCAGGTTAAGAGCAGGGCAACAGCCGCCGCAAGCTCACTTTTTCCCATCTTCTTTGGTATCTCTACATAAGCAGTATTGAACTGGCGATATCCATTTGGTTTGATGGTTCCAAATAAATCCCTGATTATTTGCTCTTGCCAATCTATAAGTTCAAAAGGCTTTCCTGCCCAGGTTCCTTTGGTGTGGGAGAGGCATTCAATAAAACCTACTGCATAGTCCGCCATCTCCTTGCTGTAATGAGAATCCTTCGCCATGTAAGAGGTTGGTTTATACTTCTTTAGTTTTCGGATATGCGGACACCTCCTTTAAAAGACATAAAAAACAGACCATA